TCTACTATTGCTGCCACATCTGGATATTCTTTTGCCCACTCTTCGATGTCTTCATCAGACTTAGGCAGTTTCATTTCTTTCTGTGCAGCTTGGCTTAGTTGAGATTTAAGTGTTTCTATTTCTTTCTTAAACTCTTCAGCCTGTTGCTGTTGATGTCTACGCAAATCAGAGTAACGCTTTTTAAATGTTTTCTCCTCTGCGTTTGTAGGTTCAGCTTCTTCTGGTTCAGTAGCTTCTTGCTCTACCTCGCCCTTCTGCTCCTTCATCAACTGTTCTAGTTCTTCTTCTTCCATCTTGCGTTTTTCTTCGTTAGTGTATTTACGATTTGCAAACGCAACTTTCTTTTCGGGCTTCATTTCTTCAGCCATAATTGTAGCTTGTTCAGCCATTGTACTTCTCCTCGTTGGGGCCAACCGTAGCCACGCCGGGGTGGGGGATTAGGTAGCCAACATATTGTGGATTATTTTTTAGAAGCTAATCCACTGCGCTTCATCTGTTGGTCTATTAGTCCACCTTTTGCTCTTCCAGCCTCGCCAAAACTCATACCACCATAACCGCTGCCGCTACTTCTACTTCCTCTATCATCGCCGCCTCTATTAACGTCTCTATCTTCGCCGCCCGGACCTCTGCCTATGCCAACTTGAGATGCTTGACTTCCGGGTCTTCCCGTGGTGTCTCTACCTCGTGATGGAGCGACATCTTTACCCTCATCTCTTTGTCGTTGTATAGCAACTCTTTCTGCTTCAAATGGGTTCTTGATTGATAAGTTACCCTTTTTATCCACAGATACGTTACCAATTTCATTGTTTGCAGATATTTCTTCTTTTAGTTCCTTTGAGAAATCTTTACCTGCAAGCGTCTCTCTAACGTCTTCACGCATATCCATGTCAGCAAGTTCTATTTCTAAATCAATGATTTTATCTGGGTCCATTGCTTGGTCTTTATATTTTTCTTTAATAAAGTCAATTGCACTTTCCATTCTACGTCTTTGTGTTACTTTGCTACCTGTAAGTAAACTATTATAACTTTTACCAGACATTCTAACTGTTGCAGCTACTTCTACAGGAGCAGGGCCAGAGTAAACACCATCAGGTCTAGTTTTGGATAAGTTAGTTACATTAGCAATAGCATCATCGGGAATAGTATTTGTATTAGGTCTTCCAGCCAATTGTCCAAGGAAAGAGGGTACTCCCCGTATGGCAAAGGATTGAGCATCTGATAAACTCATATTGTCAAAAGATAAATCGCCTAAATAGCCACCAACTACTCGACCATCAACCAACTCCCCACCAAAAGCTGTCTTTGCACCTGTTGGAGACCTATCTCCTTTATCATCACCGTCATCACGAACTCTTGTTGTTTGTGTGCCTACGCCTGTTGTAGGTGTAGCTTCTACTACTTCCTCTTCTTTAGCTTGTTCTGTATAACCTTCAGGTACTACAGTTGGATTACCGCTTAAATCAAATAATTGCCCTGTCTGTTTATTACGTTTAAAATTAAGTATTTGTCCTTGCTCGTTTACATAGGTAACATCCTCAAACTCTACACCCTCTGGGCCAAATCCAGTTGTGCCGTACAACGTAGGCTGTTGATACTGGACTTCAGGAGTAGTTGGTGTAAACAATGTACCACCTAGACGTGGGCTGTATGCGGCAGAGGCTGCAGTCGGGGGTGTAAATGCTGTGCCTAGTGGCTGTGGTTGAGTTGAACCCATACCACTAAATGGCTGGAACTGATTGGTAGCAGGATTATATGAACCGCCTGTAGTCGTAGCACCCATAGCTGTGGACATAGGTGCCGGAACCATACCACCTGTTTGCATTTCTAATCCGTCATCTTCTACCTCAAGGTCATACATGTCAAACGGCAAATCATCTGGCATAGTAGCCTCTTCGCTATTACCCATCTGACCCATAGCTTCCATCTGTGCCAAGCCTTGCTTTGCTTCTTGGCGCATACGCATTAATGTTTCAAGACCGATGTAACGCACCACATCTGCAGGGAATACAAACTCGCCTTCGCTCAACTGAGCAGGAATATCATCGCGTACTTCTTCTCGCAATGAACCGGGTGGAACTTCGTTGCCAGACACAGGGTCTGTTTTGCCACCTTCATCTTTAAGGCCACCCTCTTGAAAGCCACGTGTTACTGGCTCAAAGAGTTCCATTTGTTCTGCCGTTTTAGCCATTGACTGCATCCCTTAATGTTTGAATATTACGCAACACCGCAATCGCCCCTTGCGCACGATGCATTAATACGGTGTTATCACCCTGTTCTAATGTACGATGCTGTTGTTCAATTAAAGCATCTAAATAATTATTGAAGTGGTCCCACTGGCGTTTGTTGCTCACCAGCGGCTTGAGCTTGCTGAGTAGTTCCTTGTTGTCCATTTGCACTAAATCCTTGTTCACCCGGCACTGGTGCTTGCCCTGTGCCAATGTTACCGCCACCTGCACCTGTTGGGTCCATCGCATCAGCACCCGGTGGTGCTTGTTGTTCTGTCATTGGTGTTTGGAACCCTTTCATAATTTCTGCTTGCAGTGCAGCTTCATCCATATTATTAGTAACTTTGTCGGGGTCTAAGTCCATAGACTTTGCAATCTCACGGATTACGTATTGGAACTTAGCAAAAGGTGCGAGTGCAGGATTACTTGCAATTTGCAAGAACTGCATAAGTCTCTGGCTACGTATTTCATTTGCCATTAGGCTTTCTGTGCCACGAGCTTTAACTTCTAAGTCACCCTTAATCTCTGGGTCAAAATCAAATTGCATATTAAATCTAAATAGACCTTCACCAAGAGGTCTTAATAGGTAGTCGTCTACATTTTTAATTATAGTTTTTGTGCTACCCTGCGCTGCTCCCATCAACATAGATATACCAGATGCTGTTCTACCAACACCCTGTACACCCGTTTGTCCATGAGCGAATGATGGGAAGCCTGTGCTTTCATCTGCTAATACACGAGCTTTGTCAAACAGCATCATGTTTTCTTGTGCTACATTAGGGAACTTAGTACCAAAAATAGCTTGGCCCGGTGCGCCACCCTGTCGCCGGAATATCTTACCGGGATATAGTGATAGGTCTTGACCCGGCACCAAGTTTGTTTCATCAACCTCTACAATTAAGTTGCCTGATAGAACAGCATTGTCAACAGCCATACGCATGAAACCATTCATCAATGTCTGCGTATCATCCATGTTTTCGGCAATACCAACACCAAAGAATGAGTATGGGTTTAGTTCATACGGTGCAGCAGAATAAGGTATCTTAGCTGGCTTAAATGGATTAAGAACCATACGCAAAAGTTTATTGTTACATACCCAAATATTTGCCTGTAGTTCATCAAACTCTTTTAACTCTTTTGGTATATCTACATCTTGCTCTTCAAGAAGCTCAACATCGACCATGCCCCAATACTCAAGAACTTCAAAGCGGTCAATACCGTGTTCTGGTGCATAATCAGTTAGGTCTTCTTCCCAATACTTTTTAGTATAATTTTCACCCATCTGAATAACTTCATCAATAACACCACTTCTAAAGTATGGACGCTTCTTTAGATTACGCAATTGAGTGCGAGACATTTTATGACGCTCAATTACATACTGCGCTTCATCCATGTTGTTAGCATCTGGGTCAGGATAAAAGTTCCAAACAGATACGTGATTTACTTGTGGTATTGTTTTAAATAGTGGGTCGTAATTACCATCGTCACCCCAGTTAGGATATTCTTTGTCTATAGCAAATGGGCCTTTCATTACACCTGTGCCAAACAATGCCATCTCAAATGCTGCACTACGTAAATGTTTGGTTGCGCCAGACTCCTCTAACTGGTCATGTATTTTCTTTTGCATTTTTTTAGCGGCAATCATAGCTGGACTAAATGCAATAGCTGTAGGCGTTTTACCCGGACCCTCTTTTAATTTATCTTGTACTGGTTCAAGTTTGTTTTCCAATACCCCAAGTTTTTCTTGAAGACTTTGGGCGGTTGCACCCACTGGGAAATCCATGCCGTCTCCTTCAAAACCATAGGGACTTGAAAGCATAGTTTCACTACGCAATTGTTCTGGTTCTTTAGGGTCAAAATGTACATCAGCTACAACTCCTTCTGGTAATTCAGTAGGCTCTATAGACAAAGGAAAACGCTGGTTAGCAAATAGAACATCAACAATCTGCCCATATGCTGCCAGCGTTTTAGTCTTTGTAACTTTAATAAATACGCGAGATTTTTCTGCCTCAGTGAACTGAACGTCCGGGCCGTACAGACCCCGATAATTACGATATGCACGTAACCAACGCTCTTCATCCTGATACCTGTAGTCCTCAGAACGCTTATACCTATCTATAATAAACGGTATAATATTTGTTACGTCAGTGTCAGTTTGAGATGTATCGTCTGTATCTTCAAGAGCGATAGCATCATCTTCAATCATAATTTCATCTTCAGCCATACTATTTTTCCTTAGTATCCAAAGGTCGCATCTGCTACTTGCATACCGCCACCGGGTCTACCCATTGGGTCGTAGTCAAATATACTAAATCTTGGTCGTGACATTATACCATATCTAAGAGCGTCATACAAGTGGTCTTCACTCTTTGTGTCAATGTCTTCCGGGTTTTTCTTGTCCAACGGTATTGAGGGAAGTTGGGATATGACATGTGTGCAAGTATCAAAGAAAACAAGTCTAGGCTCCTCTGTAAATTCATCTATCTGCAGTCTACGATGCACTTCGTTTTTACCCGCTACGCGACTACCTCTACTTCTATCTGAAGGTCTCCAACGACATCCTCTACTAATCATTTGTTCTGCCAAAGAAGGACCAGTATCGCCACGTTTATGCCACAAAGAGCTATCCAGAACACCGTACTTAATATTACCATCTTCAGCTTCCGCTTCTAAAATCATATCTGCCAAGTCTGTGGCAAGGACTTTAGAAACGTATAGTTCTCTATATACCACAAGTTGTTCAGAAGGCGCAACGGCAAACCAAACAACACCACTATAGCTGCCGTAGCCATAGTCGCAAGCGCGAAACTTAACCCAGTTACTAGGTATACGATAAGGTTCAACAACATGAACCCGCCTATCAAACTCAGTGAAGGCAGCACCTTCTTTAATGTCCCAATCTCCTTCAAGAAGCTGCCTACGTTGCTGCTCTGGAAGTGATAAGAGCATGGCTTCGTAATCACCTGCTTCCGCAAGGTATGGATTGTCAGAAAGTCTTGCGGGTATAAATCGTCTTTTAAATAAAGGCTTTCCTGCCTTGCTATGTCCTGCTGGATACCGTAGGACTTCGGTTGTTTCAATATCGGTTGCATCAAAGGCTCTGTCATATGGCGAAGGGTCAATAAACATTTTCTTAACCCAGTGATGACCTCTACCGCCGGGGTTGGTCGTAGCCCTCATAAAAATTGGCAAGTCGTTTGCAGTGGACCGTAGACGTGACCGCATGTAGTTCCATGCATACGGTGTGGCCCATTGTGTCAACTCGTCAAAGCCTATCCAGCTAAATGCCAGACCCTGATAA